AGCAATTTTATTTACCATGTCTGACGGGTCTTGTCCCTGTGTTGCCATCGCTGGTATGGCCTGAGCCATTGCTGTAATACCACTGAGTAATGCTGTACGCATATCCTCAATTTCAATCTTTTCTAATTCTTGTGTTACGTTAACAGTAAATGGTAACTCACGCATAGCCATATCTTTAGATATTAACTTGCCTCCAAGAGCCTGTAGCATAAAGATAAGTCCTTGGGCTGGATTAAGACCAGCAAGCATGCCATATCTTACATCTGCTGAGTAGTCACCCTTAATATCTTTGCTTGGCTTGTAGGTAATTTCGTATGGAGAACCAGAGTCAACACCACGAATAGTTTTTTCATCAGAAAAAATTAATTCATCAATTTCAAAACAGATACTTATAACATCACGAAGTGCTGCAGCAAAAATTGCTTGGGCTGATTTAACCTGTGTATCAAAGGCACCCATAAGGGCCTGTACACCTTGACCTGTAACGATAGATGCATCGATATTACCAGTACGTGATTCTGGATAACGAGTTCCCACACGAAGTTCTGAGTTAAGTAATGTCTGTTCTGTAAATGCGCCTTGCGGTATCGTAAGTTCTACCCGACGAACACCTGCTGGGTTTGCGGTGCGGATAACCGCATCTCCACCCAACTGTAATTCTTGTACATCTTGTGGAAGTACAATAGGTGCCTGTACTGATTTCTCCGCTGCTTCCATTGCCAGTAAGGCGAAACGGTTGCGGAGTAACTGAATTCCAAGTACATCGTCGAATTGTCCACGTAGTTCGCTGTCAATAGACGGCTTACGTGCTACAACTATCATTATTTTACCAAGAGGATTTTTAGCCTTTGATAAAATTAAATTATCTCTTGCAGGAATATAGACAACTGATTGGTCATTATCGTAATAACGAATCATTTCAATCTGGCCATTTAGGTCCTGCTTATATCCTAAAGGACCTAGTAGTATATTATCATACTCAGGGAATTGGCTAACCAACTCACCTAGTGTAAGTGTATATCTTTTAGCAAATGCTATACAACGACCATAACGGTCAAACTCTGGATAAGAACCAATTGGGTTCTCTAAGCGAATACGAGGTAGTTTAGCATCCTCATCTAGTTCAATAACAAATGGAACAAAGCCATAGGTTATATACCAGTCTGCTCCTTGGTACATCTGGACCGATAGGTCAGAGTGTTGAAAATAATTACTAGCAATACGAGTACGCTTATCGGCAAAATTACGAGCACGGTCATTAACTTGATTAGCGGCTGAGCAGTTAACCGCTGGAAGAGGTGCCATAACCTCTGAAAGGTCTCTGGCAACGATATCAATAAAATTTGCCACGACATTAGCGTCTACACCCTCTGGAAAAAAGTCAGGATAAACCTGAGATATGTTTCCTTTACGAACAGCAAGTACGTCAAGGTTGCGAGCATCTCTCTCGTGATTACGATAACGAAGAGACTGAACTCGTGCTGCTATTTGTTCAATCGTTAATGCCACTACTTACCTCTTTTAATTCTACTTCTCATAAGAGATATTTTTTCTCTGCTTGCACGTGCTGCAACTTCTTGAGCAGTTGGCTTAGGCGGTAGACCCATAGCCGCTCTGGCTTTTGCTGCGCCTTCTGAGTTAATTTGAGCCTGTGTTTTTTTAATCTTAACTGAATTTTTTTGGATAGCATCTGTAGTTGCTCTTACATTTTTATAAACTGGATTAACAGTTTTAGCGCCCCTGCCAGTAATACCGCCTACTGCTCTTGTTGCAATTTTCTTTGCTGCTACTCTAGCAGCGATACCTGCTGCAATCATTGGTATTGGCATTCTATCTCCTTAGTTATATGTTTCTTGCCATTGCTCTGCAAAGGCTTCGTCTAAATTAAGTGAACTTCTACTAGACATCTGTGCTCTAGTAGCCCATCTATTAGTTTGATACTGTCCAACTCTACTTGATGTTTGCATTAGTTCTCTACAACGTATTATAGCAAACCATAAAGCCATTACACAGTCGGTTGGGTTCTTAGTATCAGGTTTCCAAATAATAAGTTGCTGTACCAAAGACTTAAGTCCCTCAGAGCCTTCGTTAGAAGGTAATTCTATTATGTTGTTATCTTGGAATCTACCATCCCTAGCAGAGCCGAATAGGCTTGCCATAGATGCTACACCAAATCCTACATCCCATTTGTTCTTACCAGTAAAGTGTGAGTTAAGTTGGCAACCATAAGTTGCTAGGTAGTTACGTAGTTCCGTATCCATAGCATAGTACTTCTGGTGAGCGTTAATCTCAACCCTGAACTCTTGTGGCTTAAATCTTTCTACCCACTCTTTGATAAGAGCATTCTCTTTTTGTGGGGAAGGGTCAACCATGTTGACGCAATCTAAAACATATATCTTACCATCAGAGCGATTATAGGATACTGCTACGAAAGCAGAGCGTCCAGTTACTGCAGGGTCAAATCCAATTATAGTATAAGTTGAATCTATATTTTGGGGGTGCCCCGGCGTATCTCTTCTAAGCGGTCCACGCTTTCGCATACCGTTAACACATCCAGCGATAATTGTTGGCGAGAATATGGAGTCGGATTGGACGTCTTCTTGTTGGTAGACCATAGCCCAGACTGACGGAGCCACTTCAGACCGCCTTGTAAAAAGCGAAGGTCCATCCCATTTGGGATATAGTCCTTGCTCATTAGGTTCGTCCTTATCTCCTTCTGCTCTGTCTGTCCAAGGCCAGAGTGTTTTCCAGTTCTTTGGGTCTTCATCAAATTCTAAAACGGCTGGCATAGACATGTATGTGAAAGGTGATTTGCCACCAGTCCATTGGTCGCCATCTCGTATCATTTTATACAAGTCGATAGGCGCGACACGGGTTCCTACTATAAGCAGTTTTCCGTGCCGCCCTAGGCGGGTGATAACTTCTTTTTGAAGCCATTCAATTTGCTTCTCCCACTCATGGGCGTTTGCGTTCATCACCACATCATCAAGGATAATCAGGTCGGCGCGAGCACCGTAAATCTGTGAACCGAATCCTAATGCTTGTACAGTAGGGTCCTTCTCGCCAGAGTCTCTTCCTGCTCCTAGATAAATCATATCGGCTGACCAAGTTGGTGAATCCGCTTTGTAACCACCATTAGGTCCAAAGGATACTTGCATCTTGGTCCAGTTAGGGTGGCTCAATCTTGTCTTTATCGCAGATAGGAACTTACGAGCCATACCTTGCGTTTTGGAAACTATAATAATTCTAACGTTAGGGTCTATACAAAGACGGTAGGTAACGTAGTTGATTGTTAAGACAGTTGACTTAGCATGTTCTGGCGGTACGTTAATCAAGAGACGATTAGTTGCCGCTTGCTCATAAGTCATACTTGAGTGTATGAACCTTGGTTCCTTACCCTCTACTAAATCTACCCAGGTCTTATGGTGGTCAAAGAGTTTAGTCTCTAGGAATTGCTCTGAGAACTCTTCGAAGGAGATATCTTTTAGATTAGATAAATCCGCTTTGACACCTTTGCCTGCTAGGCGGGCTTTGTCCGCTTTGTCTTTAAACTCCGGGTCTGACATAGACCATTGACGGAAAGTAACATCGTTGCGTCCTACAGCCTTCATGGCGTCTACTACGGTAGAGCCTTGCCCTAGAAGTTCTAGTACTTGCTTTTGGGCTACATCCTTGGGGATGTTTTGTACCCCTGGCTTACGACCCACAGATTGCCCCCTAAAACGGTGATTTAACGGTACCCATAAACGGGCAGACTATCCCCATTATTATTAATATTAATATTATTATTAGGAGTTGCCGTAGAACAAACGGAGGCAACTCCGTATATATTTATTATATACTATAGATAACCTGTTCAAAGTAGTAAAACCGAACAGATAGGTAATAATTACGCTCATTCTGAGCGTATAATATATACTAGGCCCCTAATATAACAGTAATTTTTAGTGGGATACTATATACCCTCCTGTTAAGTTTAGTTAATAACCCCCCCTCAAAACTATTACTACGCACTATTTATTACCAATGATTAACGCATGTACCAATAAAGGCTAATTGCTAGGGGATTACTAACCCCCAAGCGTAATTAAGGGGGCAGAATTAAAAAGAATTAACGGGTCAATAAATAAAATAAATAATCGGCAGCAATTATTAGCCAATATCTAAAAGCCAATAGAGAGTGGAATATCTGCTCAAGGTAGGGGAATAAACAAAAGTAAAAAAGAAGCTAAATTATTGGCAACCTCGCAAGGATTAGGGGCATGCCTAGCCCCGAGCCTTAACCCTGCCAAGCCTTGAGCCTGTCATATAATACGACACGCTCAAGCCACCGATTATTGGCGGGTACTTGACCTAGACACCTCAAAGCCTCATAATTATCTCAATGGGGAAACCGAGTACCCACCAAAAGAAAGAGAAAATCATGGCAAAAGAAAAAGCAGTAAAAGAAGCAGTAAAAGAAAATCAAGTTATCAAAACCGATTATGCAGACTTAATCGCAAATGGCTTAGATAACAATTCTCAAGGCATCCAATTTGTTCAACTAGTGGCAAATGAAATGGCAAGTGGCACTACTGTCCGCGAGGTAAAAGCGAGCATGAAATCACTATTGAAGGATATCAATATCAAGCCAATAATCCTTCCAACCCATGCCGAGAGTATTCCCACCGCTAATTTGATTATTGAAAAATACTCAAATGAAATCGAGGGAATTAAGGTTAGCAAAATCCTCTCCCTATCTGCTCGAGTATTGGCAGATAAAAAAGCAAGTGGCGCAAAAGCACATGTAAACGCCTTCAAAACTTTTGAAGAGTTAGATACCAAAACCGCCACGAAAAAAGAAAGTCAGACCCGTGATGGCTCAACTAAGCCAAAAGTGGAAAAAGCAACTAAGGCTCTAAATGTTGAGGATTTAGTTAGCGCGATTTTCAAGGGAATAACCTCAATGAAGCCTGTCGGACAATTAACCGAGAAAGGCTTAAAAGAAGCAAAAGTAATCGAGGGTTGGATTATGCAACTACAAAACAACCAAATCAAGGTTAAAGTAAAAGCCTAAGCAGAAAGAAAGTAGCCCCCCGCAAGGGGGGTTATTTTTTTGCCCAAAAATTTTTCGACACAAACTGTGCCGACACAAACCTTTAATGAGGCGGATGAGGCGCGGTGAGAATGAGGGGGGCTACGATTTTTTCAACACAAACTTTCGCTGAGGCGGT